CTTATCAGAAGGAAGGAAAAAATAAACATGATGATGCTCCTGATGTCCTTACAGGGATAGCTGAAAAATGTAATAAAATATCAGGATTATCTTTTGAATAGGAGTTAATAATGTGGGAATGGATAAAAAAACTATTTAAAAAGCCAAAGGTGGAAAATATGGAGATTAGAAAACTTGAATATTTAATAAGTCAATGGCTTTCTTCAAAAACTAGAGTGGACCAGGTAAATGGAGAAAGATATTATAAGGGTAGCCATGATATATTAAGTAAAAAAAGAAAAGCAATAGTAGAAGGTGGTAGATTAGAAGATATAAATAATTTAGTCAATTCTAAACTTGTGGATAACCAATATTCAAAAATGGTTGACCAAAAAGTCAATTATATTTTAGCTAAGAAACCAACTTTTATTTGTAAAAATGAAAATGTTTTGAAATTATTTGGTAATAAGTTTCTAAGAACTTTAAGAAATTTAGGAGAGGATACTCTTAATGGTGGAATAGGTTGGATCTATCCATATTTTAACCAAAAAGGTGAATTACAATTTAGAAAATTTGAACCTTCTGAAATATTACCAATATGGACAGATAACAATAAGGATGAATTAGAATTAGTTATAAGATTATATGAAGTCTTAGAGTTTCAACATAATGGTTTAGTTCCAGTTAAAAAAGTAGAAGTTTACTCAGGAAATGGAGTAGACTTTTTTATTTGGAATGATAGTTTAAAACCTTTAGGACATTCAGATTATATATCTATAGGAGAAGAAACATACAACTGGGGAAAAGTTCCATTAATTCCTTTTAGAAGTAATAACTTAGAGCAACCTTTGATATGCAGAGTTAAATGCTTACAAGATGCCTTGAATGAGATAATTTCTAAATTTCAAGATAATATGATGGAAGATGCAGGAAGTACAATTTTAATCTTAACTAACTATGATGGAGAGAATTTAGGAGAGTTTAGAAGAAACTTAGCAACATATAGAGCAGTAAAAGTTACAAATACTGATGGTGGCAAAGGTGGACTTGAAGCACTTCAAATAGAAGTTAACTCTGAAAACTATGCTTTAATAATCAAATTACTTAAAAAAGCAATAATAGAAAATGCAAGAGGCTTTGATGCTAAAGATGAAAGACTTGGAAATAATCCTAATGAGATGAATATCCAATCTATGTACTCTGATATAGATTTAGATGCTAATCAAATGGAAGTAGAATTTCAAGCATCTTTTGAAGAATTAATGTGGTTTATAAATAAAGCTTTAAATGTTAATGAAACTCTTGATGTAATATTTAATAGAGATGTTTTAGTTAATGAATCTGAAACAATTAATAATTGTAAGGCTAGTGTTGGTATCATATCTCAAAAAACTATAATAACTCAACATCCTTGGGTTAACAATGTTGATGAAGAAATAAAACAACTTGAAAAAGAAAATAAAGAATTAGATCCTTATCCAGGAGATTTTGGAACTAAAAAAGTTCCTGATTTAGATGAGTAATTACTGGACTAAGAGATTTGAAGAAGAAGAAAAACAAAGAAATATATCAAATAAAGCTTATGCTAAAGAAATAGAGAAACAATATAAAATAGCTGAAAATAAGATAAAAAGTGATATTGAAAAATGGTATATCAGAATAGCTGATAATAATCAAATATCTTTGGCAGATGCTAAAAAGTTACTAACCAAAGTTGAATTAAAAGAGTTCAAGTGGACATTAGCAGAATATATTCAAAAAGCTAAAAGTGGAGCATGGAAAAAAGAACTTGAAAATGCTTCTGCTAGAATACATATTAAAAGATTAGAAGCTTTACAACTTCAAGTTCAAAATAGCATTGAAACTTTAAGAAATAAAGAAAATGAGATGTTAGAAGATTATTTAATAAAGAATTATGAAGATACTTATTACCATTCATTGTATGAGATTTCAAAAGGATTGAATCTTAAAACAAGTTTTGCTACTTTAGATAGAAATAAGATTAATCAAGTCATAGGAAAGCCTTGGTTAAAAGATGGGAAAACTTTTTCAGATAGGATTTGGCAAGATAAAGAGCAATTAATAAATACATTGAGGACTAAAATTACTCAATCTTTTATAACTGGTAGTACATTAGATGAAGCTGTTGAAGATATATCTAAATTTGTTTCTGATAAGATAAAAAATAAAGAGTATGTTGCAAGGAGATTACTAGAAACAGAATCTGCTGCTTATGCTTCAAAAGCACAAATAGAAGCTTTCAAAAGTATAGATGTTGAGAAATATGAAATAGTTGCAACTTTGGATTTACATACTTCTGAAATTTGTCAAGAAATGGACGGAAAAGTTTTTAATATATCTGACCAGGAGATAGGAGTAACTGTGCCCCCTTTTCATTCTCATTGTAGAACGGTTATAGCTCCATACTTTGATGATGAGCCTACAAGAGCATCAAGAGATGAAAATGGAGAGTATAAAGAAGTTAAGTACATGAACTATAAAGAATGGAAAGAGCAATATATTAAAAAAGATGAGTTAGGTTTAACTTTAAATCAAAAATCTGCTATAATGAAATATATTGGATCAGATTCTTATAAGATAAATGAAGCACTTAGAAATCGAACAAATTTAACTCAAGACCAAAAAGAATGGGTTAAATTATTAGATGAAGCACTTGAAAAAATCCCTGTATATGAAGGACAAGTTACTAGAAGTTTAAGTTTTCAATTACAAGGTAAAGAAGCTTTAGAAGAATTTTTAAAGCTTTATAATATTGGTAATGAGATTGAATATCCTGCTTACACCTCAGCAACAATAGGTGAAACATATAATCCTAGTGGAGAGGTTCAGCTAACTATAATATCTAAAACTGCTAGAAATATAACTACTTTAAATAAAAGAGAACAAGAAGTTTTATTTGAAAGAGGTAAAAAATTTAAAGTTGTGGATAGATACGATACAAGTAAAATTCATTATATTTTAATGGAGGAAGTATAATTATGAGTAGTAAAAGTTTTGAGGAATTAAAAAAAGAATTTGAAGAAAAACAGAAAAAAGAAGCTTTATTTACTGATTCAAGATGGAATGATACTACACCTCCAATTGTAGTAGGACATTCTAAATCAACTTATGAAGAAAGATTGAGAGCAGTAAAGATACATATGTCAATTCTTTTTAAACAAGGTGTTTTTACTCAAGAAGAATATGAAAAAGAATTAGAAAAAAGAATAAAAGAAGTAAAAAAAGAATATAATATTAAAGATTAAAATTTGTATTATCCCTTATATAAGATAGGAGCAGTTTAAAAAGACTGCTCTTTTTTATTGCTAAGGAGAGTGATTAAATTCAAGTAATAATTAAACTTATTATATATTTAAACAAACATCTCGCCTTTTTAGTATTGTAGGCGATAAAGAACAAGACAACCAATTACGTTGGCATACAACGATAAAAATGAAGGAGTGAAAAAATGGAAAAAGAACAATTAATAGCATTAGGACTTACATCAGAACAAGCCGATAAAGTTTTAGGAGCTCATAAAACATACATGGAAAGTTTTGTTCCAAAAGGTCGTTTTAATGAAGAACTAGAAGCTAAAAAGAATTTAGAAACACAGCTTGCAGAAAGAGACAAGCAATTAAAAGAGTTAGAAAAATCTGTTGGAGATAATAAAGAATTAAAAGCTCAAATTGAAAAACTTCAAAATGATAATAAAAGTGCTGCTGAAAAATATGCAAAAGACTTATTTGATTTACAATTAAACAATGCAGTTGATGTTGCAATTACAGGAGCAAAAGGAAAGAACTCAAAAGCAATAAAAGCTTTATTAGACTTAGAAAAAGCAGATTTAAAAGATGGTAAGGTTGTAGGATTAGAAGAACAGTTATCTAATTTGAAAAAGTCAGATCCATATTTATTTGAGATTGAAAAACAACCAGCTAATCCAAATGGATTTAAACCTGGTGATGGAAATAATAAAACTCCTGGTGGAGATGGACCAAAAACTTATTCAGAAATGGTAGCTATGTTAGAAGCTAATCCTAACTTAGATATTAACAATTTATAAAAAAAGGAGAAGATGAAAAATGGCACAATATTTTGATTCAAAAACATTTAATGCTGAGGCATTTGGAAAGTATTCTAGTAGAATACCTAACACTAAAAAGAACGAACTATTAAAATGTGGAGCGATTAGAGGTAATAAAGAAATACATGATGCTTTTGCTAATCAAACAGGGACACATTATGCAGTATTACCTATGCTTGGTAAAATAGCTGGAGCACCTTTAAACTATAATGGTTCTACTGATATAACAACAGAAACAACTAAAACTTTTAACAGAGGTGTAATCACAATTGGTAGAGCAAAAGGCTGGACAGAAAAAGACTTTTCATTTGATATAACTGGTGGAGTTAATTTTATGGATAATGTAGCAACACAATTAGTTGATTATTGGGCAGAAGTTTACCAAAATATCTTAATAAAGATATTAAAAGGTGTTTTTTCAATGACAGGAGCAGCAAATCTAAAATTTGTTGAAGCTCACACATTGAATATTACAGAAAAAGCAGGAGCTGATGGAGCAGTAGGAGCTACAACTTTAAATACTGCTTCTCAAAAAGCTTGTGGAGATAATAAAAATATCTTTAAAATGGCAATCATGCACTCAACAGTTGCCACTAATTTAGAGAATTTACAAATCATAAAATATTTTACTCAAACAGATGCAAATGGAATGCAAAGAGAAGTAGGATTAGCCACTTGGAATGGTAGAGTTGTATTCATAGATGATTCTATGCCAACAGAAGAATTTGAAGGAGAAAAATATGCAAAAGTAACAGCTTCACACCCAGAAGCATTAAAAGTAACTAATGCTGGAACTGGTGAAAGAGAAGTAGCATTAGCAACAGTAAATGGTGCTAAATTTGATTCTAAATGGACTGTAAAAGAAGGAGATTATGCAGCATTAGTTCCATCTGGTATAGAATATACTACTTATTTGTTAGGTATAGGAGCAATTGATTATGAAGATTTAGGAGTTTTACATCCTTATGAAATGGCAAGAAATCCTTATAAAAATGGCGGAGAAGATACTTTAATAACTAGAAAAAGATTCGGTTATGCACCATTTGGAATTTCTTATAAAACATCTACTACAATATCACCTGATGATACAGATTTAGAAAATGGAGCTAACTGGGAATTAGTAAAATCAGAAGATAAAGAAACAATTGACCATAAAGCTATTCCAATAGCTAGAATAATTTCAAGAGGCTAATTATGGAAAATTTCAAAAAGATGGTGATTGAAAAACTGAAATTATTTAAATTAGATGAAGCTACAAGTATAGAATATTTTTTACAAAAAGCCTTATCTAGCATTAATAATTTTACTAATCAAAATTATACATTTGATAGCATTCCAAATGGACTAAAATATATATTAGCAGATAAAGCAGTAGGAGAAATTCTTAATTTTAAAAAGCTCAATGGAGAGCTTAAAGATTATGATTTCTCCTCTGTTTTAAAATCTATTAAAGAAGGGGATACAACTGAAACTTATTCTGATACAGTAAAAACACCTGAAGAACTTTTTGAGATTATGTTAAATAATTTATTAATTGGTAAAGATAATGAGTTATATAGATATAGGAGATTACAATGGTAAGAAATTTACAAAAGTTATGGAGAGATACTTGCAGTATTTATAATTTTGAAAAAGTAAAGGATCCAAAAACTAAAACAACTGAGTTTAAAGAAATTTTAGTTCAAGAGAATATTCCTTGTAGAATTTCATTTCAAAATATATCTTCTACAAGTGAAACTCCTTCAATAGCTATAACAAATCAAGTTATAAAATTATTTCTTTCAAATAAAGTGGAAATAAAAGAGAATTCAAAAATAGTTGTAACTAGAAATGGGGTATCTAAAACTTATAAAGCTTCAGGTATCCCTGCTATATACTCAGTACATCAAGAAGTTATTTTAGTAACTGATAATAAAGGAGCTTAATATGGGACAAGCTGTAAAAATTAATATGGCTGGATTAGAAGGGATGAAAAAGAATTTAGAAAATATACAAAAAAATCAAGCTGAAATAATGGCAAGTCTTGTTAAATCTTTAGGGGCTTTATTATTAAGAAAAGTAATTTTTAGAACACCAGTTGGAGATTATAGTTATTTAGCTCAAACATCTAAAATAGTTGATGGAAAGAAAGTTCCAAATACTAAAAAAAATGGTGGAAATTTAAGAAGAAACTGGACAATAGGACAAGTTTTTAAAAATGGTAATTTGTATTCAGTTGAAGTTATAAATCCTACCCATTATGTTTCTTATGTTGAGTATGGACACAGGCAAACACCGGGCAGATTTGTTCCTGTACTCGGAAAGAAATTAAAAAGAGCTTGGGTTCCTGGTAGATTTATGTTAACTATTTCAGAGAATGAAATAAAAGAAAATATGGATGCTATATTAGAAAAGAAATTAGATAGTATATTGAAGAAGGTGTTTGGTAATGCTAAGTAGAGTAGTAAGTGCTGTATCTAATACTCTTGAGAAAACATTTCCAGAAGTAGAAATATATGTAAATAAGATTAAGCAAGGTTTTGAAGAGCCTTGCTTTTTTATTCAACTATTAAATCCTAATGAAAAACAAGTATTAGGGAATAGATATAAACAAAAAATAGATTTAGATATTCAGTATTTTCCTAAGAATGAGGATGACAATTGGGAATTAATGGAAATGGCCCAAAAATTAAATAATATTTTGGAAGTTATTAAAACTGAAGAAGGGGATTTATTAAGAGGTTTAGATAGAAATTCACAGTTTATAGATGGAAATCTTCATTACTTTATAACTTTCAAACCATTTGTAAGAAAAGTAGGAGAAGAAGAACCATTTATGGAAGAATTAAAAACAGATGTAAAACCAGATAGGAGGGACTAATGGCAACTAAAACAAAAAAAGATGATGAAATTCTATATTCAAAAGAACAAATTATCACAAGTAAAAAATATTCCAATAGAAAAGATATATTGAATGTTTTATTAAAAGATGATGAAGAATATAGTTTTTCAAAGATAGATGAAATTATAGAAGAATTTATGAATAAGGAGGTTCAATAATGAATGGTGGAGGAACTTTTTTAACTCAAAATAAAGTTTTACCAGGAGCATATATTAACTTTATTTCTGCTTCAAGAGCAACAGTAAATATATCTGATAGAGGTTTTGCTGCTATTGCTACTGAACTTGATTGGGGAGTAGATGGCGACATTTTTAAAGTTGAAAATAGTGATTTTCCAAAAGATACTATGAAACTTTTTGGATATGATTATACAGATGAAAAAATGAAACCTTTAAGAGATTTATTTATGAAAGCTAAAACTGTTTATCTTTATAGATTAAATGGTAATGGTGTTAAAGCAAGTAATGATTATGCGACTGCTAAATACAGTGGAACAAGAGGGAATGACATAACTATTATAGTTAAGACTAATATAGATGAGTCTAATAAAAAAGATGTCATCACTATGTTGGGAACAAAGAAAGTAGATGCTCAGACTGTTGCTAATGCTTCTGAATTAATTGATAATGATTATGTTGTATTCAAAAAATCAGCTCAACTTACAGATACTGCTGGAACTAAACTAGCAAATGGTACTAACTTGACTACTGTAACTGGTGCTGAGCATCAAAAGTTTTTAGATTTAGCTGAATCTTATTCTTTCAATACTATTGGATGTACTTCTAAAGATGAAGTTATAAAGAAATTATATGTTCAATGGACTAAGAGAATGAGAGATGAAGTTGGGGTAAAACTTCAATGTGTTGTATATAGATATGCAGCAGATTATGAAGGAGTAATAAACTTACAAAATAAAGTTAAAGATGAAGGTGCTCAAGAACAATCATTAGTTTATTGGTTAACAGGTGCTGAAGCAAGTTGTGAGGTTAATGCAACATTAACAAATACGAAATATGATGGAGATTTTATAGTTGATACTAAGTTTACTCAATCTGAGTTAATAAATGGAATAAAAGCAGGACAATTGTTATTTCATAACAATGTTGGAGAACCATATGTGTTGACTGATATAAATAGTTATACATCAATAACTATTTATAAAAATGATGATTTCCAATCAAATCAAACTATAAGAATTTTAGATCAAATAGGAAATGATATCGCTTTAATGTTTAACAGAAAACATTCTGGAAAGAGCAGAAATAATAATCCTGGAAGAGAAGGATTATGGAAAGACATAGTTGCACATCATCAAGAACTTGAAAGAATAGAAGCACTTGAAGATTTTGATCCTAAAAAAGTTAAAGTTGAGAAAGGTTTAACTAAAAAATCAGTAGTTGTTACAGATCCAGTTAATCCTGTAAATTGTATGGAAATTCTTTATATGACAGTTATTGTTCAATAGGAGGTAGATAGAGAATGGCAGATATGATAACAATGAATGCTAAAGATGCTGTATCAGGTAGCTTAGGCGAATGCTATGTTACATTAGAAGGAAAAAGATATAATTTAATGACAGCAATTAAATTTGAAGCAAGTTATGAAAAAACAAAAACTGAAGTACCTATTTTAGGTAAAGTAAGTAAAGGAAATAAATCTGTTGGTGGTAAAGGTAGTGGAACTATGACAGTTCACTACAATGCTCCAATTTTTAGAGAATTATTAGAAAAGTATCAAAATACTGGAGAGGATATTTTCTTTGAAATAGAAGTTTCTAATGAAGATCCTACTTCAAAAGCTGGTAGACAAACTATCCTTTACCAAGGTTGCAATACTGATGGGGGAATTTTATCTAAATTTGATGCTGGAGCAGAGTATTTAGATGAAGAAATAAAGTTTACTTTTGAGAAATTTATAGTTAAGAATCCATTTAATATTTTAGATGGAATGATATAAGGAGTGATGAAAAATGACAAATATGGAAGTATTCTTAAAACAAAATGCAGTACAAAAAGAAAATAAAAAAGTAGCAGTTTCTGAAAGATTTAAAGATGAAGATGGAAAAGTTGTGGAATGGGAAATAAGACCTTTAACAGCACAGGAAGATCAAATATTAAGAGAAGCTAATACTGAAATTAAAGAATTAAAAGGAAAAAAAGGACAATTATTCCCTCAGCTAGATTCTAATAAGTATTCTTCTATGCTAATTGCTGCTTGTGTTGTCTTTCCAGATTTACAAAATCAAGAATTACAAGACAGCTATGGAGTAAAAAACAAGCCTGATTTATTGACAGCTATGTTACTTCCAGGAGAGTTTCAAGACTTATTTTCAGAAGTTCAAAAAATCAACGGATTTAAAACACTTGAAGATTTAACTGAAGAAGCAAAAAACTAATAAATGGGGGCGATAGTGAGGCGAATATCCTTTACTATTGCCTCCATAAGTTTCATATATTGCCTAGTGAATTTTTGAGTCTACCAAAGGAAGAACAAGCATTTATAATGGCAAGTATTCAGATAAGAATTCAAGCTGAAAAAGAAGCTAGTAAGAAATAATGGAGGTGGATTAATGTCAACGATACAAGGTTCTATAATGCTTATGGATGCAATGTCCACTCCTTTAAATAATATCGTTGGTGCTATAAATACAACTATTGTAGCTTTACAAAATGTTAATAATACAGATGTTAGTATTGATACTAGTAGATTAGCTAATGCTCAAACTATGATAGTACAAGCTGGAGCACAATTAAATGAAATAGAAAAAAATATACAGAAAAGAATACAAGATAATGTTGTAGAGCAAAATAAATTTAATACTGCTTTAAGTAAAGGAGTAGATAAAGCTAATTCTTTATATGGGAAAATAAAAAGTTTTATAGGACTCTATGCTGGAATCCAATCTGTAAAAATGGGATTAGATGTTTCAGATAATATTTCTCAAACAACAGCAAGATTAAATATGATAAATGATGGAAAACAAACAACAGATCAACTACAACAAGCTATATTTCAATCTGCTAAAAATTCAAGAGCAGGTTTCTTAGATACAGCGAGTGTAGTTTCCAAGTTAGGTTTATTAGCTCCACAAGCATTTAACAGTAATATGGAGACTGTAAAATTTTCTGAATTAATGGCTAAATCTTTTAAAGTTGGAGGAGCTTCAACATCTGAACAAACATCAGGAATGTATCAATTAACTCAAGCGATGGCTTCTGGAAAATTACAAGGAGATGAATTTAGAAGTATTATGGAAAATGCTCCTTTATTGGCTCAAGCAATTAGTAAATATACAGGAAAGTCTATAGGAGAATTAAAAGATATGAGTAAAGAGGGATTGATTACATCTGATGTAATAAAGAATGCAGTATTTGCAATGTCAGATGAAATTAATACTAAATTTAATTCAATTCCAATGACATTTGGAGATGTTGTTACTCAAATAAAAAGTAATGCTGTTAATTCATTTATGAGTATTAGTAGTACTATGAGTGGAATATTCAATGGAGAAAGATTCCAAGGTTTTATAGATGGAGTTTCATCTTTTATAAATAAAGCTTTTGTTATGATAAATTGGCTTATAAAAGGTATATCTATGGTGGGAACTGTCCTCTATGAAATATGGGGACCTATTCAACCAATTTTAGTTACAGTCTTAGGATTACTAACAGCATATAAATTAGTTATGGGATTTATAGCAGTAAAAACAGCTATTGCATCAGGGATTGCTACTATTTACAATTTAGCACTTCTTGCCAAACAAACAATGTTAGGGGCAGTTAGTGTAGCATTAGCACAAGCTACTGCTGCACAAACAGGACTTAATCTAGCTATTTTGACTTGTCCAATTACTTGGATTATAGCTGGAATTGCTTTAGTTATTGCAGCTATATATGGTGTTGTGGCAGTATTTAACAAAATTACAGGTAAAGCAGTATCTGCAACAGGTCTTATTGTTGGAGTGTTCTATTGGATGGGAGGAATGATTTATAATATAATTGCTGCTGCTTGGAATAAATTAGCACAAACTTTTGTGTCTATTTATAACTTAGGAGTTAGTATAGCTGAATTTTTTGCCAATGTTTTTAAACATCCTATTCGTGCTGTAGCTCATTTATTTGCAAATTTTATAAACTTTTTAATAGATAAAGTTAAGTTTTTAGGTTCAATAATAGATACTATATGTGGAACTAATGTTGTTGGAAGATTAGAAACTGTTCAAACAGCTATTGGTGATTGGGTAAATGAAAAAGTTGGTGGCAATGAAATAACTTTAAAAAGAATGGATGCAACTCAAGTTATGATGGATAGAGTAGGCTTGAAAGATATGTACAATAAAGGTTATGAAAAAGGTGCTAATTTTAGTTTATTTGGTAAAAATGCTGAAACTGGAATAGATACTAATACAGAATTTGGTAATTCTACTAATCCAGAAGTGGCTAAGTCTAATGATTTATTAAAAAATATAGATAAAAATACTAAGAAAGCTGGAGATATGTTAGATTTATCGCATGATGAAATTAGTTATTTGAGAGATTTAGCAGAAAGAGAAGCTATCAATAGATTTACAACAGCAGAAGTAAAAGTTGATGTTGGTGGAATAACTCAGCATGTGTCTAGTGCACTTGATTTAGATGATATTGTAGACTATATGACTAATAGAATGGAAGAAAGTATAGCTATAGCAGCGGAGGGAAGTTATGAATAATTTTATGATAGATAAAGGATATATTTTTTATTTAGATGGAATATTGGTCCCTATTACTCCTTCTTCTATTACAACTAAAATTAATAATAAGAATAAAGTTGTGACACTTATTAATGATGGAGATTTTAACATTCTAAAAGAAGAAGGTTTAAAAGAATTTACATTTGATATGTGTTTACCTGCGTATAAGTACCCTTTTGCAAGAGGGGTACTTTTACCTATCAATTATTATCTGAATATGCTAAGTTTCTTAAAAAATTCAAAGAAACCTTTTAGATTTATAGTTATTAGAGAGGGAGCAGTTGGAAGTTCTGGCTATAATACAACTATTTTAGTTTCTCTTGAAAATTATGAGATAAAAGAGGATGCTGGAAATGGTAGAGATGTTGTTGTATCTGTGACTTTAAAAGAATATAAGAATGTAAACAGTACTCTTTTTAAATATGTAAATATTGGAGCTCAAGCTATTGGTACAGCTTTATCTGTAGCTACTTTCATATCTACAAAAACTAGAGATAGTTCATCAAAAAAATCTCAAAGAACCTATAAAGTTAAAGAAGGAGATACACTTTATATCATTGCAAAAAAAGAATTAGGTGATGCAAATAAATGTAATTTTTTAAAAGAATTGAATAAATTAAATTCTATACATGATATAAGAGTTGGGCAGGTGATAAGACTTGAATAGAGATTTAGATTTGACAATAAAAACTCAAAAAGGTCCAGTTGCACCTGCTGTTCTTGATGGTGCTTGTTGGGATACTGAAAGAAAAGGAACTCCTGGGAAATTTACTTTTAAATGTATTTTTGATGAATTAAATCAATTTGAAGAAGGAGATTTAGTAACAGTAAAATATAAAAATGAAGAAGTTTTTTATGGTTTTGTATTTACCATTTCTAGAGATAGAGACAAGATTTTATCTGTAACCGCTTATGATCAACTTAGATATTTAAAAAATAAAGACATTTATCATTATGAGAATAAAAAAGCATCTGAAGTTTTAAAAATGATATGTGATGATTTTAGGTTAAATTATGGAGAAATAGAAGATACAAAATATGTTATTCGTGAAAGATTGGAAGATAATGTTGCTTTATTTGATGTTGTTTTAACTGCTTTAAATTTAACATTACAAAATACAAAAAGATTATATGTTATTTATGATAATTTTGGAAAAATAACATTAAAAGATGTTGAAAGTCTAAAATTAAATGAAGGAATATTTATAGATGAAACTATATCAGAAAACTTTTCTTACAGCTCCACTATAGATAAGACATATAATAAAATTAAATTAACTAGAGAAAATAAAGAAAAGGGATTAAGAGAAATATTTTTATCTCCTAATACAGAAGCAGAAATAAAAAATCATACCTATGAGAAATGGGGAATTTTACAATACTATGATAGAGTAGATGAAAAAGAAAATCCACAGGTAAAAGCTGATTCACTACTAAAGCTTTATAATAGAAAATTTAAAAGTTTATCTATTAAGAATGTCTTTGGTAATGTAAAAGTTAGAGCTGGAGTAAGTATAGTTGTAAAATTAGACTTAGGAGACATTAAGGTTAGTAATTATATGCTTGTTGAAAGTGTAAAGCATACTTTTAATAAAGATGAGCATTTTATGGATTTAAAATTGAGAGGAGCTGATATTGAGTGATAGAAGCAGTAAAGAAAATAGTTTCTAATATGTTAGAAAATTCAAAACTTTCTAAACTAGAATTTGGTACAGTTGAAAGTGTTGAGCCTCTTAAAATAAGAATTGACCAGAAGAAAGTTATAAATGATAGTCAGTTAATGCTTTCTCATTTAGTAAGAGATTATTATGTAGATATTACAGTTCAACATAGCACTGATAGCATCTATGGTTCTTGGGATACATCTCATGATCATCCTGCTGCTGGAAAAAACGTTATTCCAATTGACCACGAACATGAGTATAAAGGTCGTAAAAAAATTATGATGCACTATTCTTTGAAAAAAGGAGAAAAAGTTGTATTAATAAGACAAGCTGGAGGACAGCTCTATTATATTTTAGATAGAATAGATGATCCTATTGTTGAAGGAGAGTGGATATAATGCTACCAGTTAGAAATGATAGAGTTGAAATAAAATCAGAAGTGGAAGCTATTCCAACTAAGACTTATAAAATGGCTATATTTGGAAACAAAATTACAGGTAAAACAGATGGACAAGAAGCTATGAAACAAGCTATTTATAAAATCTTAAATACAGAAAGATATGAATATCCAATTTACAGTTGGAATTATGGAATAGAACTAAAAGATTTATTCGGGAAGTCTAAAAGTTATTGTAAGGTCGAATTAGTATCAAGAGTATCAGAGGCTTTATTGCAAGATGAAAGAATTATTGCAGTAGAGTCTTTTTTATTTGATGATACAAAGAAAAGAGAAAGTTTAGCAATGACTTTTACAGCAAAAACAATTTATGGAGATATTGAAATAGCTAAGGAGGTGAAAGTAGCATAATGTTTGAGGATAAGAATTATGAAAATTTATTGAATGAAAAATTAAGTAGGGTTCGTAAAGATATTGATACTCGTGAAGGGTCAGTAGTATTTGATGCTACAGCTGGAAACTCTTTAGAA